TCACCGGCAGCCGAGGACCGTCAGGCGTGGCAGCAATCCAACCGGGTTGCCGCAGGCGCAGAGACATCCTCCGAAGGCCCGTCATGGATGAAACGAATCAATGATGCCCAGTCCGAGTCAGAACTAATGGCGATTTTTGCAGAGGCACAAGCCCAGGGCATCGACCTGGGTGGCAACTAACAACCCTCAACCTGCAAAGGAAAACCCAAAATGGCTGACTACTACGCCGCCGAAACGGGTACCAGCAACCTCAGCGTGGATCAGACCGCGTTCGAGAAGCTCGCGTACTTCGCCCTCCGCCCCGAGATGTACTACGACCAGTTCGCAGATGTCCAGGCAACCAACGCCACCAACCCCGGTGCGACCATCACGTTCACCATCTTCGCAGACCTCGCTGCCGCCACCACGGAGCTGGGCGAGGCTGAGGATGTCACCCCTGTTGCGATGAGCGACAGCCAGGTGTCCGTCACCCTGAAGGAGTACGGCAACGCAACCGTCACGACCGCCAAGCTGCGGGCCACCTCGTTCCTCCCGGTTGACCCGGTGGCTGCGAACGCGGTCGGCTACAACGCCGGTATCAGCATCGACACCATCTGCCGTTCGGTCCTCCAGGCCGGAAGCAACGTGATCTACGCGACCGGTGGTGCGACGGACCCGTCGAGCCGCACGACCATCAACTCGGATGACACCCTCGCAGCGAACGATGTCCGCCGCGTGGTTGCTCAGCTCCGTGGTGCGAACGTGCCGACCATCGGTGGTTCCTACGTCGGTTTCATCCACCCGGATGTCTCCTACGACTTCCGTTCCGCGACGGATGCCGCCGCGTGGCGTACCCCCGCGAACTACGTCAACCCCGAGGGCATCTACAACGGTGAAATCGGCATGTTCGAGGGTGTCCGCTTCATGGAGTCCCCCCGCGCCCCGCTGTTCGCCAATGCGTCGGACAACTCGGGTTCGGCTGGCACCATCGACGTGTACGGCACTCTCATCATGGGCCGTCAGGCTCTCGCTAAGGGCATCAGCCTCGGCGGTGAGTACGGTTCGCAGCCGACCATCGTGTACGGGACGGTCACGGACCTCCTGAAGCGTTTCCGCCCGGTGGGCTGGAAGCACTTCGTCGGGTACGGGGTGTTCCGTCAGGAGGCTCTGCGCCGCATCGAGTCCGCGTCGAGCATCGGCACGAACGCCTAACTTTCCTTCCCTCCGCCCAGTTCGGGAAGATGAGCAGGCCCCCCGCGCAAGCGGGGGGTTTTGCTATTGTCCGTGCATGGCTACGTTTCGTCCCCCGACAGATTTGTATGTGTCTTGGGATGACGGCACGGAAGGCATCTTCAGGTATTTGAAGAACTTCCCGAGGGGCAGAAACGTGTACAAGTTGACTGATGGATCGTTCACGGAGAACCAGCCGGGGGACATGTCCACGGTTGAGAAGATTTATCATGGGGGCCATATCCATGAGTTGACTGCCGCTGAGGAAGCGGACCTTATTGAAGCTGGATACGAGGATTACATAACGTGAAACACGCAGAGACGCATCCGTCGCTGGATGTGGAAGGGTGCTTCGGGTGTCGGGTTGCCGGGATTTCTTTCGGTGCTAACTCGACGACGACCCGTGGGGCGCAGGTTGAGGCGACGAACCGGACAGCGAAGAACTGGGATAAGGACATGCCTGCCTATAAACGGTTGCGGGAGAACGGGGTTCAGCCTCGCGGGATTGACGGTGCTGCGGCGTTGGAGGCAAGGGCTGAGACGGTTGCCCAGGTTGAGGGCCGTGTTGATGTGGAGCGTCTTGTGGCGCGTGGTGTTGCTGAGTGAATGTCCAGTCGTGGACCGGGTATGACGATCCCCGGTTTGGTTATGGGGCGATGTTCCACGGGTTCAAGGATGTTCTTCCGAAGACGGCGGTGTTGGACCGGCATGGTTCGGTGAACATCCATATGTCTGTACCGAACGTGTGCAAAGGCTGGTTTGAGGGGCAGCATCGGGTGGTGTTTACGATGTGGGAAACGGACCGGTTGCCTGACAGGTTTAGGCATTGGTTGGGTCAGTATGATCAGGTGCTTGTCCCATGCGACCATAATGCCGACTTGTTTGGTCAGGTTTGTGGGGATGTGCGGGTGGTGCCGTTGGGGGTTGACCGGAAGGTGTGGTTTCCTCGGGAACGACCCGGTGGTGACGTGTTCAGGTTTGCGGCTGGCGGGTCGTTGTGGCGACGCAAAGGGTTGGACATCGTTGTTGAAGCGTTCAACCGTTTGAAGTTACATAACGCGGAACTGCACATCAAAGCGGCCCCTCATGCGCGTGACACCCCGACGAAACCGTTGGGGAACAACATTTTTTTGCATCGAGAGTGGATGACGTTGGATCAGCAGGTGGGGTGGTTCAACGAGGCGGATTGTTATGTGGCGGTCAGCCGGGGTGAGGGGTTCGGGTTGATGCCCCTCCAAGCCATCGCGTTAGGTGTACCTAACATTGTGTCGTTGACGACTGGGCAAACCCAGTTCGCAGGGTTGGCGACCTACCAAATCTCATGCGCCAAATCCCGAGCTGACACGACAGGGATGTGGGACGAACCCGATTTGGGGGAAGTTATGGATGCGATGCTGGACGCATACCGTAACCGGGAACGCAACAATGTGGTGGCCCGCAAACAGGCGGCATACACCTCGAACTGGACATGGAGCAAAGCGGTGAAACAGTTGTTGCAGGCTGTCCCGACCGGCACCTTGCTGGACGACCCTGAGTGGGTCACCCCGAACGTGGAGGTGGACATCAGGGTGAAACGCCGTGTCAACGCTGACATCGGGAAACACAACTATCGGATGGTCCCAGGCACAACGTATCGTGTCCCTGAGGGCGTGTTTCAGGTACTATCAGATGCGGATGCCCTGGAGGATCAGTGAAGAAGAAGCAGACACCGTTTTGGGACACGAAAAACCCGAAGAAGAAGTCCACCCCGTTGACGGCGGAACAGAAGCGGATGGCTCAGGCCCGCGCGAAGAAGGCTGGTCGCACCTACCCGAATCTTGTTGACAATGCGTGGGCGGCGAAGCAGTGACTATCGAGTATCGGGGCGAAAAGTTCGCTGGCTACAACAAACCGAAAAGAACCCCCAACGCCGCAAAGTCCCACGCTGTTCTCGCCAAAGAAGGCGACAAGGTGAAGCTGATCAGGTTCGGTCAGCAAGGGGTTCAGGGGTCGCCGGAGGGGTCGGCCCGCAACAAGGCGTTCAAGGCCCGCCACGCGAAGAACATCGCTAAGGGCAAGATGTCGGCGGCGTACTGGGCAAATAAGGTAAAGTGGTAGGGCTATGGCTGTACCCGCTGACCAGGATTTGACGATTACCCGTGGCGACACCGAAACCCTTGTCGTCACAATCACGTCTGACGGGTCCACCGCTATCGATATCACGGGTCGTACCTATCGGGCGCAAATCCGTTCCTCGCAGGATTCCACCACCGTCAAAGCGTCATTCACTTGCACTGTCACGTCAGCAGCGAACGGCCAGGTGACGTGTGTTTTGTCTGCCACCGATTCCGCAACCCTCCCGGTTGGTGTCGCGTTTTGGGATTTGGAGGAAACAGCGTCCGGTGTTGTGTCCACTATTCTTGCTGGTAACGTGACGGTTCTCGCAGACGTTACGAGGTAGCAGTTGGCTACCACTCTCATCACGGTTGACAGGGGAACCACAGGCAGTGAAACGTACAGCATCACTGTTGAACGCACGACCGCATCGGTTGGTGCGGTTGTGGTTCCTGCTGTTAGTGCGGTGTCGATTGATGCCGCTATTACTGTGGTGGGAACTGGTAACGCTGGTCCGCAGGGCGCGACCGGGGCGACAGGTCCTACTGGTCCTACGGGATCGCAGGGTGTAACAGGCCCGACTGGGGCGAAAGGGGATACGGGTGACACAGGAGCAACAGGTCCGACAGGACCTACTGGCAGTGCAGGTCCAACTGGACCCACGGGAAGTACAGGACCTGCGGGAGCTGTGGGTCCTACTGGAGCAAGTGGAGCGACGGGCGCAACGGGACCTACAGGTCCCACGGGAGCAACTGGCGCGGTTGGCGCAACTGGACCGACAGGTCCGACAGGGGCAACAGGAGATGCTGGTGTTACGGGACCGACTGGAGCGACTGGAGCAACGGGACCGACTGGGGCAACTGGGGATGTGGGTCCTACCGGGCCTACTGGTCCTACTGGGGCTGCTAGCACTGTAACTGGTCCTACGGGTCCTATCGGTCCGACTGGTCCGACTGGCCCTATTGGTGATACTGGTCCCACTGGACCAACTGGCGATATGGGACCGAGCGGTCCGGTGGGGGCTACTGGCCCTACAGGGGTTACGGGTCCTACTGGCCCGACTGGTCCTGGGTTTGTGTGGCGTGGCGCGTATGACAACTCCACGACGTATTACGTCAACGATGTTGTTGAGTACAACGGGTCTTCATATATTTCGCTTGGCGTGTTTTCGGGGAAGGCACCTGGGGGTTCTGAGTGGGCGTTGATGGCACAGATTGGGGCTACTGGTCCTACGGGTCCGACTGGGGCTGCGTCGACTGTTACCGGTCCCACGGGTCCCACAGGACCGACTGGTCCGACTGGGGCTGCAGGAACGATTGGTGTTGACGGAGCCACAGGACCGACAGGTCCCACGGGTCCTACGGGTCCTACGGGTCCTACGGGTGCTGCTGGCACGATCGGTGTGGATGGAGCTACTGGCCCGACCGGGCCGACTGGTCCGACTGGTGCGACGGGTGCGGCTTCTACGGTGACTGGACCTACCGGGCCGACTGGCCCTACGGGGCCGACTGGTGCGGCGGCTCCTACGCAGACAACCCGTAACATATTGAATTATCTGATTTGTGAGGTGAACCCGTAGTGGCTAGTGGTGATGTGACTCCGTATTTGTTGGCTGAGCCGACGTTTCTTGGTACGACTTCGACTTCGCTTGTTGTGCCGACTGCTTCGTATACGAGTATGACGGTCAAGCAGATTGTTGTGTGTAATACGGATGGGGTGGAGCGTTGGGTGAAGCTTGGTATTGATGGTATTTCTGCGTCGCAGTGTTTTGTTTTTCAGTTGCCGATCGCGGCGTATGACACGGTTGTGTTGGATACGGCGGTGACGTTGACGTATTTGCAGTCTGCGTTGTATGGGGCTTCGGATACGGCGGATAAGGTGACGGTGACTGTGACTGGGTGGAGGACGGAAGCCTGATGGGTATTTCGTCGGGTTTGGGTACGGCTGGGTTGACTCCTGGTGTGTGTACGTCTTCGACTCGTCCTGCTTCTCCGTTTGAGGGGCAGATGATTTATGAGACGGATACGAACCGGGTGTTGGTGTATGACTCGGCGGCTTGGGTGATGATTGCCGACACCGACACACCGCCTGGCATGGAGTTTCTTGGGACAACGACATTCAGCGCATTATCAACAATCCAGTTCACATCCATTTTCACCTCAACATACAGAAACTACAGATGCATACTGGAAATGACAGCATCAACAGGGACGAACTTCTACATCAGACTGCTGGTTGGCACAACGGTACAAACCGGGAACATTCTTTGCACCAATGCATATAACCAGCTGTCCGCAGCGTCTATCACCAAGCAGACCCGGTCTGATCAGTACGGTTTGATTGGGGCCGCATTTGCGACATACACATCTAACTATTTGATTGACTGGATGAACCCACAGTTGTCTGACTACACCTCGTATTACGCTAACGGTGTGGGCGGTCGCAGCAACACAGATAGCGATTTCAACCAAACATTTGCTCGCAATATCGCTACTACACAGATTGATGGATTTGAGATTACGACTGCTAGTGCTGCGACAATGACTGGTTCTATGCGACTGTACGGGTATAGGAACTGAACATGGCTATTTCTAATGTTTCTAACGGTTTCCGACCCGGTGTCTGCACTTCCAC